GAAGCAGAAAAAGCTTATTATGCTTCCATCGGAAACGATGATCTGGCAGCCTGAGTTCACAGATAAAATACTCTCCAGGAAACCCGGGGCGGTTCAGTTTCCAGAAGCGCATCAGTTTCACGGATTGGTACACCACGGAATGAAGTCCACCACTCGCCTTCAGTCTCTTTTACGCTGATAGCCAGAGATGTTTTCTCCAGAGATTGCAGATCAAGAGCCTGGCCTACAGTGCGGTTCATGTAGAACACCGGGCGACCCATGCCACGGTTTGGAATGCGATGCAGTGCTTTAACCATCAACTTCGCAATATTTGCGGCAGAGGAAGGTTCTGAAAGATTGCTGACATCGATGTTTGCAATGCGAACAACATAACGCCAGTCACGCAGAGCAAGTCCGTTGTCCCATTTGTAATGGGTACGGTAGCCTTCGTACTTGCCGCCATTAACATCTTCCAGTGTCACCTGGCCTTTATCTTCCATCTGGATGCCAGCCTTCTGCCCTTTCGGGAAGATGCCATGCACGGTGTTTTCGCCCCACACCACTAACCAGATTGAGGTGTTATCTGTACCCGTGCCACCAGCATCAATGATGTTCTGAGCATTACCCGCAGACAGGCTGGAATAGCGGGAGGACAGTCCCATAAACTGCTGAGGGTTAACGCTGGAATCACCATAAAACAACGTCTGCGCCATCTGCTGATTCATCGCTTCAATAAATGCGCGGTCTTCAGACAGGCGGAATTCGGCGGTATTACCGTTCAGATCAGCCAGTGACTTATCGACTTCAGCATAGGTTTCCAGCATTCCAACGGAATCGGTGACCTGCACTGTGGTTGATTTGCTTGGCTGTACGCCATAGTTCAGCAAACGCCAGGTGGCTGAAGGTAAACCAGAACGAATGGTGGTTCGGTGTCCGGTAGGAAGGTTCCCTTCGACAAAAGGCATATCCTGAAGGATCGGGTTAGTTTGACCGAGAAGCTCGATAATCTTATCGACTTTCCCGTTTGGATCGACGCGCTTACCCCAGTCAGCCAGCGTTAGCGCAGTTAAGCCTTTAACAGCCATTGTCATTTCCTCTCTTATTTGCCATAGAGCACTTCGGCCGCACTACGCTGGCCTTCATTACCACCGGTGACCATGCCATCTTCAGACATCGCCTTTCCGATTTTCACGAACGTTTTGACCAGATCAGGGTGATTACCCAGCCCGGTGGTGTTCAGATATTCTTTGAGCTCAGGTGTCCCGAACTGGTCAAGCGCACGCTGTGCGGCGCTAAGGTTAGAAATCAACTTGTCGCCACCGATTTCTTTGTCAGCTTTTACATCCGCAGCCCACTGCTCGGTTGTTTTCTGCCAGGCTTCTGCCTGGCGCTGCTGAACACCTGCCAGAATCTTCGGATAAGCATCAACCAGCTTTTGCGCTTGCTCGTTGGTCAGGTTAAGTTCTCGCGCCACCGGCTCGAATTCCTTCAACGCTTCTGTATCCAGCTCTACGCCTTCGGCAGCCTGAAACTCGTACTTCTCAGGCGCACCCTCTGGTTTATTGCCGTCCTTTTTTTCATCCTGCTTATCGTTTTCAGGCTTTTTGTCATCAGCAGGTTTATCGCCATCAGCAACAGGTTGTGGCTTATCACCTTCCTGTTGTGATGGATCACCAACTGGAGCAGGGTTATCACCTGCAGGCGCTGACGGTTCTGACGCAGCCGGAGCTGCTCCACCATCGACTGGTTGCTCATTGCAAAGACGGCGATACAGCAAACGCTCAAATAAATTCATGATCACTCCTGTTCACTGGCCTCTTTGGCCATCTTCAAATACTGTTCAGGGCAATGCGCCATAACGCGCTGAAACAGTTCCAGCGCCAGATTGCGTTGCCCCTCATTAAATGCCATTGCCATAGCGTCCATCGGTGAGATAGCGGAAAACACACGGCCTTTCTCCAGCTCCGACCAGACAACGCGACGCCCCTGTTCACTGCTCATGACAAAGCGAATGTCATCAATTTCACGCTGCGCCATGTCACGTTGCTTACGGGCGTTTTCTTCTTTCAGTTGATCGTCTTCGTAATCTGTCATTGTGATTGCCCACCCTGACCACTAACTGCATTCGCCATAGCTGACAAAACACTCGGATCCGAAGTTTTAGCTTCGCTTAGCGTCTTGGCACCCTGTGCCGCCGCCATCCCCATCGCCATCATTTGTTGCTGCTGTTGCTGCTGTGCCCGTTGCTGGCGAGCCTGCTCAACCTGTTCCTGCGGAACAATGACGGTTGGAGACACTCCGGACATATCAGCGAATGCATCGATCGCCTGATCAACGTTGAGTTTGTCGAGAGCTTCTGGTTTCGCTTGCGCAAGTTGACCAATGAAGTTAACCGTGGACGCCAGACTGGACAGGCCGATAGACTTCTGAGCCTGAGCCATGACGGAAATGTATTCGACCTTCAGGGGCATGCCTTCCATCGCGTCAGGCGGTGGCGGCAACATGTTTTTACGCACCATCATCGAGAAAGCGCGGTCAATGAGAGGATTAAGACATTCGTCGTTCAGACGCTCCAGAACCGGCCCCAACATCAGAAGTTTTTCTTCTTTCATTTCGATCACCGCTTCAACAGGCATCGAGCGGGTATTGATGTTCTGCAACATCATGAACAGATCGACAAAGTAGGCGCTGTTAATGATTTGCCGAGTGTCCTGAATGTCTGCTACCAGATCTGCTGTACTGGGGTTAACCAGATAAGCAGGCCTGAAGCCATCCTGACCAGTAATCTGATCGATATACGTGATGTCGCCAGGAAGAAGGGAGGTGCGCTGATTCTTGAGGGAAGTCGGAGCAACCATCGGCGGATTGGTGGCTTTATCAATCAACTGCGACTTGCGCTTCTGGAGAAGCTGCAATGCCTTAACAGGTCCAAGCGCCAGCATACCCGGGCATGATGATCCATAAACATCTTCGCCGTTAACTTCCCAGCGCGGAGCCATAATTGGAAACTCATCGAATCCTGACTCACGCAACAACTTGTCGTTATCGCCACCAACCTCGTAATAAACCGATTTGAATGGCTTGTTCTTGCTATCCAGCTTCGATGTATCGCGGTCAATGTTCGGGTAAACCGAATGCATCACTTCAATCCACTTCTCGTAGGTACCTCTTTCCCACATGCTTTTTACGGATTCGCTGACGTTATTTAGCCCGAACTCCTGAACAAGCTGACGAACAGTCATAGAGAACTTGCGAAAACAGGTGTCCACACTGCCACGAGGTGAGTTAGCCAGGTAGTAACTGCCTATCGGGAATGGCATTGTGCGAATGATGTCCTCGTCATCCTCCAGTACCGCCATTGCACCGGTGCTGTATGTGCCGAGGCTTCCGTATAACTGCGGCAGCGACTGATAGAGATTCGACTTATTGAACATATCGTTCATGCGGTTCTGCACCGCCTCAAGCCACAACTTAACAGGGCCATAATCCATCATTTCAGGATCTGGCGTAGCCAGCGAAACCACGGACGCGCGGGGCTTGTGATGCCTGACATCATGCCGCTGGCGAGAGTGCGCGCCGCCATAGTCCCGGTCGAATCAATAATGCGTGTATTGCGTCGATCGTTACGGTTGACCTCAGAAGTCAGAAAGCGGGAACCACGCGGGTTGATGTAATCACTCAACTCGCGCCAGTGCGGCTCGAACGACTGACGCTCGCTTTCAAGTTGTGCGAACTGTTTGTTCAATCGCTCTTTAGTTGTTTCCGCCATTTCAATGACTCCGGTTACTGACCAAGCAGCGTTTTACCGCTGGTATTAGCGGTTGATGTGTCGCCCTGAGAACCGGTAAGCAGCGTAGAACTACGACCAGCAGCAGCGCGACGGCGACGTGTTTCTTCGTCGCGGGCATCAACAACGGCGGCATCCTGCTCCTGTGGTGCTGCCTGAACTTCTGGTGTTGCAGGCACTGATGGTGAGCTACCCATGCACATATCAATGACTCCGTACGCAATTAAATTATTACCAATTTAACCACATATGATTTATTTATCGTAGATAGTTGACATTTAACGCACGAATCATTACCTTTCAGGTAAGCAAAGAGTTCATTCCGGTTATTAACCTGACTGGCTTGTCGTTAAATTGAACAGGTGGAGTGAGCTTTTATTTTGAGCAGTACGGCGTATGGCACATGCGCCGATAGCGGTCTGGATACGTTTAAGGGGCACCCTCCCTTGCTCGAGCAAACGAACCAGGTAGCCGGAATGTGCAAGTCGAGCGGTTTTATTCCGCGCACGGGGATTCACCATCCCGGCGATTCGGTGTGACGCCTCGGAAGAGACGAGGGTACAACGATGAGAGCATTTATGGAGCCGCGACAAAGTGTGGCGCCTTAACAGGCTAAGTGCTCTCAGCGTTGTGGCATTAGCTCAGTTGGACAGAGCAACCGCCTTCTAAGCGGTTGGTCGCAGGTTCGAATCCTGCATGCCACGCCAGAATCACGCCTAAGGACCGTGATGCCAGAAGTTCCAGGGGCTTGGCGGTGATGGTTTCCCTTGAAGGACTATCACCGCCCTTTTTACAGCAGGACGCCATTGCGATGACTTCATGCTGTAAACCCGTACAGCCACGGAAGGCATAACTCATTGCTTCCAGTTCGCCCGGTTCGCCGGGCATTTTTTTAAGGTGAGATTATGAACGACCAGCAAATCGAAAAAGAAATCGTTGAGAAAGGCAAAACTGCTCCGCGCGTTACGCCAGACCATATCGGAAGCATTATTGCTCAGGAGGCATATTTCACAGCAGAGGATGGTGCCTTTGGCAAAGCCATAAAAGCGAAACATACTGGCGGAGAGGTAAACTACCAGCCGCACGAATCACTTTCTCTGCTGACGTTCTGCGTCCTGGTGCTGCGCAACGGCTTCACCGTCACCGGAGAGAGTTCCTGTGCAAGCCCGGAAAACTTTGATGCAGAAATTGGTCGGAAGATTGCCCGACAGAATGCTGTAAACAAAATCTGGATGCTTGAAGGTTACTTGCTGAAGCAGAAGTTAAGCGAGCAATAACACCGTGACATGTCACAAACAGCCAGCCTATGAGCTGGCTTTGTTTTATCCTCACCAGAGGATATCAACGACATTATCCCCACCAGAGGATTAAGCATAGGGATCGTAATCTGTGATGGCCTTGCCTTGCTGGTTCTGCTGCCCGGGAATTCGCAGACGCTTCGACACAGGGAACGCAAACGTCAGCAGTAGCGCATCGCCTTTACCAGGAGAACGCCCAAGCCGCTCTTTGATATCTTCCTTCGGTTCGATAACGATTTTACCGTCCACTCGAACTTTGTACTCTGCCGCCGACAGGTCGTCCGCTGTTTCCTGGTCATCCAGCATGCCGCCGAGCCTCAGCCATGTCTTGCATGCATTGAACATCTCCCCACGCTTGTTAAGCATCTGCGGGTCAGTGGACGCACCGCCGAACGGAACAAGTTGCCATGTACGACCCCAGCCGTCACCGATTGACTTCAGACCGGTACCGTAACCAAAGTCGATGAACACTGCGTCAGCCTGATACTGGTCTTCAAAGTCAGCGATACGCTTCGCCATAATCAGATCGTCGGTGGTCTTGTTACCAGTCCATAGCACCTTACTGTGCAGCCCCTGCCGCAGGTATATCACAGCGTCATCAACGCCGGAGTATGCCGGGTCAACGCCGATTATCACCGGAGCATGTGCAACCTGCGCAGCGGTTACCACCCGTTTCATTGCCTCGTCAGTAAGGCCGGTAGGGATAAACTGCAATTCAGATGCATCCGGGAATATGCCGCGCACACGGATTTTAACGAAGTCGCTGTCTTCCCCGTAGTCATCAACCCATTTCTGCAACTGCTGTTTGTTAGTGCCTTCCACCGTCCGGCTGTCAATCTGCGCAGTTTTCCAGCGGTGTTTATATTTGCGGAAACATTCGCGAAAACGCCCGGTGTTACGTGTAGGGTTTCCGAACGCCACCCAGATGATTTCGGTGTCTTCGTCCGTCAGCGCACCCTCTGCTACCTCCCACACCAGATCGGCAATGTTCGACGCTTCATCGAATACCACGATGATGCGTTTGCGCTCGTTGTGTAGTCCGGCGAATGCCTCAGTGTTGTGCTCAGACCAGGGGATTGCGTCAGCTCGCCACCGCTTGTCATGCCCAGGGTCATTGCTGTACATCGCGGTAGCAGTACAGGTAAACCAGTATTTCGTGATAGCAAGGTTCGACCACTTGATAATTTCCGGCCAGGTCTTCGTTCGTAGCTGGTTGTCGGTGTTGGCGGTCACCACGACCTTACAATCCTCGCAAGTGGACATGCCCCAGTTGATCAGCATTGAGATGAATGCGGATTTACCAATACCGTGACCCGAAGCACGTGCCAGCATAAGCGGCTGATAGCGCGTCTCTGGATTCTGCAGGTGATCACGTATCTCTCGGAACGCATCAGCCTGCCACTTACGTGGACCGGTGGCATGTGCTAATTCAGTCCCCTCTTCCCCCCACGGGAACGCATAGAGGGCATAGCCAAGCGGATCGTGAGTGAACCCTGCAATATCCTCGATCAACTGCTCTTCAGGAGATAACGCTGTATCTGTCACTGATTACCATCCTGACGTTCTTTGAGTCGCTTCCTGGCTGCTGCTATGCGATCAGCAATTGTCACATTCACATTAACATCCAGACGTTCTTTGAACGCGTTGACATCAACATGCTTACCAATCATCTCAAGGTTCTTCACCTTGTCAGGCCATTTAATTTTTTTGAGGATTGTCTCTATCGAATCCTCGTTCATGTTCATGATGGTCGATGACAGATCAAAGCCACTAAGCGTAGTGCGCCAGATTTTCGGCCACTCACGGATTGGTTTAAGGCTCCCATCGTCGTTGAGGATGTCGATCACGTCCATCTGGTCGATCTCCACCAGGCGCATGAGAACGTAATCAGCACTGACGCGCATTCGTTTGTTGCGCTCCTCCATCAACTCGGCAATCCGTTTTTGAATGCGTTCATCGCGCATCATGACACTGGCTTTAACTGCCGCTGTATTTGGGGAGAATCCTGCGTTAATCGCTGCCTGAGTCTGGTTTTCAGGCGTTTTGATGTATGACTGGCAATAAGCCTCCTGCATTGCTGTTAGTGGCTTAAATTGCGTTGATTTGCGTTTATAGGTTTTATGTTCAGCAGGCATCATAACCACCGTGGTAATAGTTACCGTTGTGGTAATAGTACCATGCAAAATAAAGCCGCCATAGTTGGCGGCAGTATTCAAAACCCATCAAATTCATCATGCATAATCTACTCGTGACATGTCACACTATTAATTTCGTTTCATGCCAGCCTTTGGTCACCCAGCATTGCGAGTCACCATTACACGGGCATGAATTCACAGGAACTCTCTCGCCGCACTTACCGCAACGTTTTCTGCTGATCGATTTTATACGCCCGCGCACGCGTGCATCATCCTGGCGGATCAGCAGCGCGATGTACTCGGCCATTTCATAGGGATCGCGACCAGGGCGCCGGGCGGCGCAGTTCCGCGCCAGCATTTCCTGCTCCTGCTTATCCAGCACCAGTTCAATTTTGCGCTCACCGGCGGCGGACTGCCGAGCGCGCTGCGCGGCTTTGCGTTCTGCGGGGGATTTAGCCACGAATCGCACTCCACGCCAGATTGATTAATGACTCCCAGGCAATATAAACCCGGATACCAGCAGCCAGGCCGAAACCAATCACCATGGCATAAAGCAGAGCGTTGCACTTGTTCATTACTTCACCTCCTGTTTCGGCACTGCTGGCATTTCACGCCAGTGCGTAACTGAGTGCGGATCCGGATATTCGGTGCCATCATCCCAGCGATTGCCATTCCACATTGCAGACCACATCTCACCGTCTTCATACATGACCATTACCGGAATTAACTTATCTGGCATCTGCTCACTACAGCTTATCCAACCATCCTTAATGCAATTACCTTGACTCTGAAGCATAGCGGCACGACAGGCGTTCCAGCCTCTCACCTCTGCAATAGCGGCAACAGCATCGACCGCGTACATTTTAAGAGGGTTAGGCATTGGTTTTTCTTCAGGTACTACTGGAATGGGTGGGGCGGCGTAGACCTCAATAATTCCATTATCAATAGGTCATTCTCCATCCTTGAGGTAGTCACTTGTGCCGTCAACTTGCTGTTCTGCAATGTGGAATGCACCTATTGGTTTTGCTTCCAGCGATGCCAGAGCAATTCGTGCCAGTTCTTCCGCTTCTTCTGCTGGCAGTACAACGTTGCTACCAGGTCCGTATGTTTCGCGCCACTGCTTGATTGTCAGCAGTCGCCCTTTGGTAATAGTGATCATGCCGCG